ATAAAAGCTTGGATTGGTTTAGGAATATCTATCCAATCAAAGAGCCAAATAACATCACAATAAACTTTATCATCAGTAAATTTATAGGTATGATTAAACCTATCATATAGTTTACCGTTCCTTACTACAGAATCTTTTTCAATATTTGCTGAGGTTTCAGACAGGTCGATTTGCAAGATGTTATTAGGAATCAGGATTTCATTATTCACATCAGGTGTAAAAACCAAATGATACTCTTTGTTGAATGTCCATCCTTCAGCCTGTACCTCTCGTGACACTTGAAGCAGTGTATTATAAGCAATCGCAACGTCCGGGTTGGTTTGATCGAGGGTGGTGACAGGCGATTGACCAACTGACGCCAAAATCTCGTTTACAGCAGAAAGTTCTTGTGTAGCGTTAGTGGTTGGAAAAGTCATTCTTTTAAAAAAAGATATAATAAAAAAAAGGGGGAACCTAAAGGAACCCCCCGTATAAATAAATTGATCAGAATGCGGCAGGCTTGGTAGCGGTGCCAGCAAACAGTTCCACGCAAGCAGCGGGGTTCAGGTAGTCAGCACCCATAGCCAGACGGCCAAGGATCACGTCACCCTGATACACGACGGAGACATCGCCACTGGTGACTTGCACCTGAGGACCGATAGCTTCGACGACACCAGCGCCTTCACGTTGGAAGATCAGACCACAGCTATTAGCAAATTCGGTCTCTTCACCGTACTCATTGTTGATGCCGGTGACATCATTAGCAGCATCTTCCAGGGCTTCAGACACGAACGAACCAGTGTTACCAGGATCGGTAATACCGGGGTTAGTGGCAGAACCAGTACCATACTTGGTACCGTACTGGGAGAAGAACGGAATGTTCATGGACTTGTAGATCTTGATACCAGCAATCTCAATGATGCCGTTACCGCCTTGCAGGGCAGTGCCTTGCTCGTCGCGGTTGATCAGTCCGTTAGAACCGACTTCTTGGATCAGCTTGTGATACTGACGGGGGTTCAGAACACCCACACGTCCATCCTGGCTAACACCTTTCTCGTCGAGTGCAGCGGCTGCATCATAGAAAGCGTTGACCAGAGCAGCATCATCATAAGCATCAGAAGCTTGCAGGTTGGTACCCACACGAATCTGGGTGCCACCGGGCTCAACGAAACCAGTTTTGGTGATTGGAGAAACTGCACGTGCACCACGGGTGATAGCACGGAAGATCAGACGGTCATACTTCTGAGCAAGAGCGTAACCGATTTTACGGCTGATCTCAGAGCGCAGATCATAGTGAGCCAGAGTTTCATCCAGGTCATACAGGAATGCACTGGAGATAAGCAGATCATCAACAGTGATGGTCTTTTCAGCCACCGGAGGTGCACCATCAGTGTTGCCAAGAATTGCGTTGCCAGGAGTATGGAACTCAGCCTTGGTGTGACCAGTGTAAATGAATTGCAAAGAACGGCCATTCTTCAGCGTACGCTTCATGACAAGGTCACGAGCAATTGCATTGTGTTGGAAACCTTTGAACATCTCACCGCTAAAAAGCTTGAGATACAAAGCACGGGCATCACCCGTAGAATTAATTTGACCAGGACGAGTCAGGCTCGTGGTCAAAGTACTATTTTGTTGTGCCATTTTTAAAAAGAGAGTAAATAAAAGGTATAGACTCTCAAAGATCTTTGAGTTATTTAGTTGTAATATGTGTGGTCTATCCCACCGTCTAGACGGCTAGAGGTATCGGCGTACCGGCTCTAACCAATGCAAGGGAGGTCCGACTCTGAGGTGCCTCCCAAGCTATTACAGAAGACCTTTAAGGCACTTCTTTTGTTTACGGCATTGTGCTTTTTTGTCACCACAAAAACCGCAACGTTTAAAAACTTTAGTCCCTTTATCAGGAACAGGTTTCGTAACGTTGGCTACCATTTTCTTGGATTGTTGTGCCATAATTATTTTGTTGAATGTAAGTAACGCCGCGATACTTCAGCTTTGAATTGCGTCGAGCAATAGACTGTTCACGAATGCGTTGAGAAAGTTCAAGATCAGACATGATAACTCCGAAGTACCTGACCCCCGTTCCATGATCAGGCGTCCTGCGTCCCGAAGGATGAACGTGCGAAGTTATTATACTATCTTTTTAGCCAATGGTAGGAGCACTCAAAGCTACTTCCACCGTCGATGCGGCGGCAAGGTCCAGCGGAAAATTGTGAGCATTTCTTTCATGCATAACTTCCAGTCCGAGGTTGGCACGGTTGAGAATGTCAGCCCAAGTTGGGACAACACGACTATCAGCAGCGATGATAGACTGATTAAAATTAAAGCCATTAAGATTAAAAGCCATTGTACTAACACCAAGTGCTGTCAACCAAATGCCGACAACTGGCCAAGCAGCCAAAAAGAAATGAAGAGAACGGCTATTATTGAAGGAAGCGTATTGAAAGATAAGCCTACCAAAATAGCCATGAGCAGCAACAATGTTATACGTTTCTTCTTCTTGACCAAATTTGTAACCATAATTTTGAGATTCCGCTTCAGTTGTTTCACGAACAAGCGACGATGTAACCAAACTTCCGTGCATAGCACTAAACAAGGAACCCCCAAAAACACCAGCAACTCCCAACATGTGGAAAGGATGCATGAGAATATTATGTTCAGCTTGGAACACCAACATGAAATTAAACGTACCAGAAATACCAAGGGGCATACCGTCAGAGAAAGAACCCTGACCAAACGGATAGACAAGAAAGACTGCAGTCGCTGCAGCAACGGGGGCGGAGTAAGCAACAAAGATCCAGGGCCTCATCCCAAGTCGGTACGAAAGTTCCCATTCTCGTCCCAAGTAAGAGAAGATACCGATAAGGAAATGGAACACGACAAGTTGATATGGTCCTCCATTATAGAGCCATTCGTCAAGCGTAGCGGCTTCCCAGATTGGGTACAAATGTAGTCCAATTGCGTTACTGCTAGGCACGACGGCACCAGAGATGATGTTGTTGCCAAACAGGAGGGATCCTGCAACGGGTTCACGGATTCCATCAATGTCTACAGGGGGTGCGCCAATAAAGGCAATGATAAAACAAGTTGTAGCAGCCAGCAGGGTGGGGATCATCAGCACACCGAACCAGCCCACATAAAGACGGTTATTTGTGGAGGTCACCCAAGAACAAAATTCTTCCCAGGATGACCTTTGTGGAGTAAGTACAGTAGTAGTCATTTATAAAGTATTGATATAAAAAAAAATAAATTTGTTCCGACCCACCCACCACAAGTAGATAGTTAGAAGCTATACTTCACACCGACTTTAGTACCATAGCCATTGTCAACATCACCAGTGATAAACGACAGCTCACCATAGGCATTAAGCTTTTCAGACAGTGGCACAGAACCACCAACTTTACCAGACAGTTCTACTTCAGATTCACCACCATTGGGGGATACAATAGAAGGACCACCTTGAATGTACCAGTTAGTACCTTCATAACCGATGTGGTTATCAATGACGGTACCACCATAGTTAGAGCCAGCCCATCCAGAGTTAGCTTCAATGTTGACATAAGGACCAGCAACAGCTGCGTTAGCAATGCTGAGGAGGAGACCAGAGGCAATAATAGATTTCATTTTGAATTACTTTTTTTTAGCAGTTTTAGCGGAGCGTTTAAAGGCAGCTGCGGTAGGTGCTCCTTTACTACCGGGCTTTCGCATTTTTTCACCACTGCCAGAAGCAATACGTTTACGTTTGGCGTGGATGTTTGAATAAAGTCCTTGTTTTGCCATGTCAGTATTTTTTACCAGCAGGTTTTTTAGTGGACTTCTTTTTATTTTTTGCAGCTGCTGCAGCTTTCATACCAGCAGCAGTGTAAGGATAATGTTTACCGTTTACTTTAGGCATTAGAAATCAATGTTAGAGTTTGCAAGTTTATCCATTACGTTCTTACGATATGCTGGATCTTTATCATATCGAGGATCACTCATTGCTTGAACAAGTTCCGCTTGACTTTGGAATTGTTGCTGTGAACTAGTTGATGCTTTACCTGTCAACATTTGTCCTTCATAACCTACAGAATCTTTATAACGTTGAGCCAAAGATGCGATAGCAAAGTAACAAGCATTGGTATCACCAGTATCCATAACATGATCAAACATGTTAATTTCTTGCTCACTTAGAGTTTGACTTGCCCAAGACAAAAGTTGTTGGTAATTTTCTTCACCACCAACAACACCTTTAAGTTGCTGCACTTCTTCATTGGACAGCGTTTGTACAGGTGCTTGTTCTTGTACCTCTTTTCGATAATCAAGGTACATATTAGCAAGTTCTGCAGGGTCCATGCCACGAAGTTTATCAAGAGTTTCTTGATTATATTCAGACATGGATTCTTCCCAGAGTTGATCTAGAAAGCTTGCCTGCTCAGTATTTTCTTCAGGAAACTCCTGTTCAAATTCAGGCTCAGTCTCATTGACAGTATTTTCACCAAGCTTTTTTTGTAGCTCAATGTATGCACTTTCTAGTTCTTGTGCATCTTTATACTTACCAGCAAGAAGTGAATTTTGTTCTTGTTCTAGTTGTTCACCTACAGCAAGTGAATCTTGTTCTTCACTATTAAGAACTTCAGTGTTTTCTGATGATCCGTCAACAGTAATAGTAGTCATGGTGGTTTTAAAATTTATTCAGCAGCTGATTGTAGATCAGCATTAAGTTGTGGGTTTTTTGTAGGATCCATAAGTGGAGTCTTAGACATTGCAATAGCTTGTTCCATATTTTGTGCTTGTTCTTGCTGTTGCTGTGCTACCATCTGTTGTTGATTCAACTCTTCTTCTGACCTAACAAGGTTCAATACATCAATACCTTGTGCAGCAGCAAGACGTTTTACAACTTCAGTAGGATTAATAAACTGGGCGATGGCTTCTGGACCCATGGTCTGGGCAATTGTTTGCAAGAATTGACTAAGGCTTACAGCATCTTGACCACGACCTAAGGAATTAATACCGGCAACAATTGTTGGTCGTACAATACCTTTTGGAATACGTGGGATTTCTCCAGTCTTTTGTGCAACAGAAAGTTTCCTGTTTAAATAAGGTACAAGAAACTCAACAGTCAACAATGAGAACAAGCCTCCAAGTTGCTGTTCAAGTTCCATCTGTGTCATCCTTACTTCTTCAGCAGTAACCCGTTCTGCATTACGTGGATTTAAAATAAGGAAAGCTTCACTGATTCGTCGCTCAAAAATCTGAGACATTTCAAATGCAGTACGGAAGTCAGCAGTTTTACCAACCTGCACTACACCAACGTCATCAGGACGACCTTGGATGATGGCACCGTTACCAGCGTTAGCGAGGGTAGAGGGCTTGGTGGTAGAGCTAGGGCTCACCACAAACACAACCTTAGCAGCTGCAGCACTACCTTCAACCAAGGCTTGGGAAAGCGACTCAAGGGATTTGAGATCACCAATAAATTGTGATACACGACCCCTTCCATAATCTTCCCCATCAACAGTATTAAACCTTAGAGGAAGCCAAGGGTTTGCATCCAATGGTGCTTTACTAACTGACTTTGGAATTACTTTATCGTATACTTCTTGATGCCAAACAACACGATTGTTGTCACGTTTAATGTGAGTATAAACATCTACTTCTTTGTTATTTGAAGTAGTAGTGTCAACTACATCTTTAGTTTCAAACGTATCAGGAAGATCTTTGTCAATAATTTTTTTGCTAATTTTTTCTTTGGTGACGATTTCTAGTACGTTGCCGTTCCCGTCTCTTTCTACAACGTAGCGATTCAAAGGAAAAACTTTAAGACCCTTTTTACCCATAAAGATCAAAGCGTTGCCTGCTACAACCAGGTGTTGAAGTGCTTGATGCACAGCGACACGATCGTCAGAAGCTGCAATTGATTCAAGAATAGTACGTTCAACCTTTGCAAATGAAAGGTCTAACTCGGCTTTAATTTCAGGACCAAAGTCTGCACCCAACTGACTTTCATCTAGTTGCAGTTTAAAGAAACTGGTTTGTGGAGGCAGTAGTGCAAGCATAAGTTTAGAACTTAGCGCAGTGACTGCTTTTGATCCTACGGATTGCCAAGGGGTTTTAAATTGTTTCATTCCAGTAACATGCTCTTCATGACCCCTTACCAAATATGGAAGTGTCAATCGTGCACATTCTTCAGCTTCGCTTAGAAATTGTGAACGTTCTGAACATAGTTCGTCATACCTTTTCCTTGCGTTCATGCTAGATTAAGAGATGTAATACGTAAACCTTTTCTGCCAAATGCTCCG